TCTTATGATTTCGATTCGTTGCCATAAGTGACGGCACTCTTGTCTGATTCGTCGCCCTCGCCTATCTCTACAAACGAAATAGATGTAACTGCTGCGCCTGGTGCTGGCGACGCAGGGTCGATGGTCAAATAACCGAGGAGTTGTTTCTCGCCTCCGTCGTCGGGGAGCGATGCGTCAAACGTGTATTTCCAAATGACGCCCTCTTTGGCGGTGTAGGTGTCCTCGACCGAGATGGTCGCTTGTGGCATGATTAGACCTATCGCGGTGGGGTCTTCGGGCTGCAAAAAGACTTGATATTCGCCCTCGACAACGCCGTCGATGTCTTTAACTGGTTTTTTACGGCCTTTGGCGCCGCGGATATTGGCGGCCAATGCGTAATTACTACGGAGGTAACGTTGGGCTTCGATGTCGCCGCCCTCGACCTTGGCTTCCATTTTGTCGCCTTTAGTGGTCGTTCCCTCTGCGGTATCTTCGGCGGGCGTGTTAAGCACGATGAATTTGTCAAACTTGCCGTCGCCTAAGATTTTGCGGATTATAATGAGGCACTTGCCCCAAGAAAGTGTAGCCATAACTATTTAGCTGAATAATATTGATACTTAATTTTTGCCACGACCATGTGCTGTGCGATGGTCGGGTCTGCTTCTGTGTGGACTGCCGCGTTGAGCTTAAATAAATAATCGTTGCTTTCGGCGCTCAACTGCTCGACAAAGTCTGTTAGCAATTGTTCGACCTCGGCGGTGCGTTCTCCGTCCTCCACCCTATCGGGGTAACCGTCGGCGGTGATGTCGGCGACGTAGGCTGTCAGGGTAACGATGCCCGACTGTATCTCGTCGGTCGTTCCTGCTGTAAACGCCACCGTTATATCCTCGCTTCGGCTGTCTCTCGGTCGGTAGCCCTGGCGGTAAATCGTGCCGTTAATCGCGTCTGCGATGGTCGACTCTTGCAAAAGATTGTAGATGTCGCTTTGTACTTGATGCGCTGTTAGCTGTGCCATTTTTATTGCTGCTTCAATGCGTCGGTTAAATTAGTTGCCATTTGCTTGACGAGTTCTTCGGCTTCGAGTTGGGCGCTCTCTAAAACGTCGTAACCCTTGGCCGTAACATAGCTCGCGTAACTCATACCTGCTACTACAACGAGGGCGTAACCCTTGGGATAACGCTTAATAATTTCCTCGGCGTAGGCCTTGCCGTCTGCCGCTCCTTGGTCGCCCCCTCGGACGGCTGTAAACGCCCCCGATTCTACCACCTTGCCGTCTACGGCTATTATATAGCCAATAGAGGAGCGGAGGTTCGCCGTCCAATCTATGTAATTCGGTTGGTGTGGCGGTATGGGGTCGCCAAGTTCTGCGGCTGATGGCGAGGGCAGCTCGCGTGCTATATTGACTACCTTTTCGCCTATGTAACGCAAATTATAAATAATCGCGTTGTTAAGGGCTTCAAGACGTGCGTCAATCTCGGCGCGTATCGCGGCAGTCGGCGTTGTGAGTGCGCTTTCTGCCATGCTCCTGACGTGTAGCTTTTATAATTATCTGGTCAACGGCCTCGAGCGGCTCGGGGATGGCGTTAATTACGTATTCTCCAAGCTCTCGCCCTGTCAAGTCTGTAAGCCTCAACTGCTCGCTTTCGGGTAACGGCTGAAACTCCACAATTAGTTCAACCACGATTAACGTATTAGCTTCGCCGTTATCGCGTTCGCGTGTCGACGTTCGGCTTAGATTGATTTGGCATGGTATCGGGTCGCTCCAGCTCTCCTCGGATGCTGTCGGGTAACCGTTAATCATTCGGGGGGTGCTGTCTGTTAGCTTAAACTCGATATGGCCGTTCGCGATAATCATAACTTACTGCCTTTATATCCATAAACAACGCCGTTCGCGTTCTGACCGAGTTCCGCTAAGGTCGTCGCTGCCTCTCGTTGGAGCTGCTTGCGCTGCTCGTCTGGAATGGTGTATGATTGCCCACCCTGAGAAACATTCGGCGCGGTGGCTAACCATGATTTAATCAACGCTTCGGCCTTGCGATAAGGTTTGGCGACGACTTCCTCGGTGGTGGCCTCCTGCTGAGGGTCAATTCCAACGCGCGTGCAAATGCTAAAAATCACGCGGTAGGGTATCGGGTAGGCGTTAACGGCCTTTAGTGATTCTGCGATGGTGAACATAAAATCGGCGTTTATTACGGATTAGATTACTCCCAATTCTTGCCGTCGGTGCGGACGTAGATATTGCGGTAGGCGGTATCAAGCACGGGGATTGCGTCGGCCTCACCGATGGTTATCTCGCTTGTCGGTTCGATGGTGCCGTACTTTTTGATAACGGTATGGCTGCGAACCGTGCGGATGACGTTCGATGCGCTCGCGCTGTCGTCGAGGAGGTCGTATTGGGTTGAACCCAAACGCTCGGTCTCTGATAGCACCATGCGGTGGTCTTCAAACGGATTGCCTGTGGTGGTGGTGCCGTCTTGCAATTCGCGCGTGATGTCTTGGTCGATAACTCTAAGCTGCAAGCCTCCGAGCCACGGTTGGCGTGCGAGCATCTGGTTGATTTGCTCCAACGAGGGGGTCTGTGCGATGTTTAGCGCGTTTTGGGCGAACGAGGCGCTTGCTTTAATTACTTGCTCATTGGTCGCGATTCGATAAAACTCGTCGAGGCTAACAAAGCCAAATTTGGGGTTATATCCTGCGGCGCGTGCTGCCTTGCGGATGGCGATAAGGCTGCCCAAAAAGTCGGCGCTGGGGTCGCTCAAGTCGGGCATTGTTGCCAATTGCTCATCGTCCACGTCATAATCGAGGTCAAATTCGTTTGCAAATGTGGCGTTGTTGTTGGTGTCAAAATGCAAACGGCCAGCGTTTGATAAAAGCTTCCAAGCGATGTATTCAAGTTCGCTCTGTACGCCGTTAAAACAAAAGTCGACGTCTTCGCCCCAAAATTGAACCAACTTGGTAGCGTCGGCATCTTTCGCGAGCGCGAGCTCGGTCTGATAGTCTTTAATCTCGCTACGGCTCATCTCTCGCGAAATTGCGATATAGGGAATATCGCCTTTAGCGCTTTCGAACAAAGGACGGCGTTTGCGGACGACGGTCGCGTTGTCGGCGTGGATGTCGGCAGCGACGTTGCCTTTGGTCACCTGGTTAGCCAGAGTTCTCCAGTTAAAGCCTGTGGTTTTTTTGACGGGGAAATACTTGCCAAACAAAAAGGGCTTGGCGTCGATGTCGTTCAATCTGGCCTGCACCATCTGCTGATTCAAGCCATGAATAAGGGTGTTAACTACTGTTGCCATTTTTGTTTAGATTAAATATTGCGGATAGTCGGGAGCTTCTCGGCGATATAGTCGGGGAGCTCGTTGTTAGTTGTTACGCCGATAACGATTGCATCGGTATTGATGTTGCTTTTCGGGCTGAATACTTGACCAGTGCCATTGATGGCCTCGGGGGCGTATTTCAACGCTGCGCCTGTGGCGGCTGCTTCGGCTGCTTCGGCGATAAATGCGTTAACGTCGATTGCACCCAACGCTTCGCCGAGGGTGATTACGTCGTAGCTCTTATTAGCATAGTCGATGGCGGTGATGGCCACGGCCTTTCCGCCTTTGGCTGCCATTACGGCATCGCCGACTTTAAAGTTGCCAAACTTGGCGACCTTGATTTCCTTGTCGGCTTCGGCGACTTGCGCTACAACTCGAGCGACCTTAACGACGTGGCGTTTGCCGTCGGTGGCGGTGCTTAAAACTGCGCCCTCGCGGATGTAGTCGCCGCCCAATTCTGAGGCTACAACTGCAACGCCGCCAGGGATGTCGGCTGTCTTGTGCAAAAAGACCTTGGCGGTGCGTTGGTCTTTAATGCGTCTAACTGTCATTGCCATTTTTTTAAAACGGATTAGGGGTTAATTAAAACGGCTGTCCACCCTCCGATGCTCCGCTGTGCTTGATGTTTTCAAGCTGCTCCTTGGTGAGTTCGGCTTTGGTGGCTGAGCCTTGGCTGCTTTGAGGTCTGCCAAAAACAACGCCTTTTGCGGAGTACTCCTTGCCGACGCTCTCCACCTCTCCTTTTACGTCTGACAAAAGCTTGTCAAACTCCTCGTTGCTGAGGGTGTCGATGGGCGTACGTCTGTACGCATTGCGGAGGGTCTGTGGTAGTGCCTCGATGGTGGCGTTAAATTGTTTTGACCGACTCTCGGTGATTCGGGTCGACTCGATTTTGTCCATGCGTTCCATGAGCTTACGCGCCCATGTTGGCGTGTCGTCATCTGACTCCCCTGCGACCTTTTTTGTCGACGCGGCTGCGCTTGTCGTGTCTCCCTCGGTCTGCTTCTTGGCTCCGTTCTTCAGGCCGTAGCGCGATTCATACTCCTCAACGGCTTTCGCGCGCGCCGTGTTGGAGGCTTCATTGGCTCGGCTGTCTCCGTAGCTCTCGATGAGTTGCTGTAATGTGACCCCCTCGACTGCGGTTGCCACCTCCTCTTCGGTCGTGGCCGATTTCGCGATTTTTTCGGCCATTCGACTCAGGATTGACGCTGATACCCCCTTAAATTTGGTTGTAAGCGCCTCAAGTGCTTTCTGTTTCATCTTTTTTTCCTAACAATAGTGTTTTCGCAAATATACAAAAAATTTAAAGTGCCTACAATATAGGCGCCCTAAATGCAAAAAAAATCTATTAAATTTATTTAAATCTCCCCTAAGTCGCTGACCCCTCGGTCGTTCTTCTTGCGGCGGTCGTTCCCTGATGGCTAAATTAAGGGGCTTTTTGTGGGCGATGAAAAGACTTTTTAGATTGTTTGCCAATTCAAAATAAAAATCGTACGTTTGCAAAAACCGAGCATCATGACTAAATCTCAATTAATTAAACTCTGTCAATACTATAAAGGCGAGGCCCAATGCCCCGAGGCCCTCAACCAATCGCCCGACGGTGAACTGTGGGAGGCGGAGCAATATGTGTGTGAAAACCTTTGTAATAAAATCAACGGAACCGACCCCCAGCTTTCGTTGGCTGAGTGGGTCGCTGCTTTCGTTAGCAAATGGGATTCTTATGGGTGGCGCGAAACGATGGCCGTTTACCTCGCAAAAACCCCAGGCGTTAACTTAGAATTGGATTAAGCTCTTCTTTCCTCCCTCTTCCCCGATGTAATAAACTGCAATGCCTTTTTCTTTGCATTTCTGCGCTAAATTACGCGCGTCTGCATGATTGCCTTGCCTTATGTCGTAAGGGAACGAGACCGACTCCACGCAATCAATCGTTAAATCTCCGTGGTATTGGATTTCGATGTATTGTTTAACATGAATATCTTTAAACTCTTTGAGGTTGTCGATTGGCTCATTCTCTTTAAATATTGCTTTCGTGGAAATTCTATCGTAGGAGCAGGCCTTGGGGTCGCTCACTAACGATGGTTGGCATCGTGCATCTAAGCTATCGGCAGGAGTCCATGTCGCTAAAACTTTGTCTTTCTTAAATCGAACCTCAACCTTGCCGTAATGCGTCGCGGTATTGGTTTGTAGTGAATTTAATATATTATGGTCGAGCAGGTTGCCATACTTCTCATACTCGCGTCGTGGCAATTGGTCGTTCTCGAGGTCTTTGCCCAAGCCCCATAACTGGTGCGCTGTTCTCAATCTCCGATGCCTTACCTCTATTTTCCCAGTCG